ATAGTCTTCTTCTACACTCATTGGATTGTAGCGCAGATCTACACGGCCATTGTCTGGATCTATCACTTGATTGCGCTTCATTTGTGTCATCACTTTTTGCATATATTGTTCTACATCTTCTGGCGGGATCGCACCAACATCAATATAAAATACGCGGCGCTCTGGAGAGCGGACAATGCGATACGCCATCACTGCGTCTTCCAACATTGTTAATTGGCGCCAGATCCGGCGTGAGGGCTCTAAAATTGAAGTACCATATGGCGCATACTTATCATTTCCTAATATACGAAAATGAGCAATTTGCCAATTTTCAAAGGTTAGGCCGCCTGAATTCCACTGAAATTGTACATAATTAGGATTTGAGTCGTCTTCTCCCTCAAGCCGCTCGACCTCATTAGGAGGAAGGCCGATCGCTGCTTTCACTCCCATGTCTTCGTCGAGATCCAGGTATAAGAAAAAATCTCCATATTTACACATTGTTCTACACCAACCAAACAAGTTGTGCTCGACATTAAGGATATTGATAAAAAGATTATACAATATCACCTTTATCTCTTCATTCGGGCACACAACATTCAACATTGCCTTTAAGTCACTAGAAGTGGTCATCTCGTCGGCATATATATCCATAGCCGAGGCAATTTCTGGAGTATACTCCATTTGATCAAAGTCTGAATATCGATGTTGGCGGTTTTGATTCGCCATCAAATCTGCTTCTAAAGCAGCAAAAGGGTTATTATCAGTTTTTTTAAATGTTTTTCCGCTAGCAGACTTAAATTTAAATTTGTCTAAGTGACGCCGGCGGTAGCGGCGGATATTCTGCGTCCTGTAATTAATAATAGGCCCAGAGAAGAGCCTTGTCAGTCTCCTAAAGAGTTCTGACTCTTGGTTCCTGGGATTATTGTTTCTGCGATTTTTTATTGATGGTCTTCTTGCCATTTATTAACCCTTATAAAGCCATTTATATTGTTCATGTTCTTTTTTTGCTTTGTCAAATCGATCTAAATCTTCTTCTCTCTTATAGCCTTGCATACCTTTTACCGTCGTATTTATTGTGGTGTTCGAAACTATCATAGAATTTAATAAAGCCTTTTTGTATTCTAACTCTCTTTTGTTAACTTGTAAAGCGGTATCTCTAACCCAACAGCCGATCGACAAAGCCATGATTAGGTCATCGTTATACCCGCGCATAGCTTGTGGCTTGCCGTTATACCAAATAAAAGTTGTTATTTCCTTAAAAGTTCTTTGTGAATATATAGTAATTAGTTTATTTCTTATGAATTCTTCAAGTTTAGCAACTATAATTGGTCTTGTTTTTGTTGAAGTGGTAAATCCCGGTACCGAATTCGTTATTGCCTCTGCCTGATATTGCTCGACAAATTCGTGTGAACTCTTTATAGAGAAGTATAAATTAGAATATTCTAAATCTATTAGCTTCTCAAGCACTGAAATGCCGACGCCAACATTCTCGACAACCAGCAGACAATTACCAAATTCGGATCCAGCCTGAAATAAAATGTTTGCATACTGATCTAGGCTCGGCTTTCCTTGATACTCTGCGATCAACTCCATTGTTTCTAATTTAAATATATGAAATGTTGAATTGTCCAGGCCATCGCCGCGGGCAACATCGGCGACGAGCAAGTAAGTGTTGGCCGGATCGTATTTTTCCCAAATCCAAAAATTTCGATCAAAACCGGTTCTATATTCGGGATTTTTTGTAGTAGTTCCGATCCAAGCTATGTCATCTGGGTGAATTACTGTTTCACCAGAAGTATTGAAATTGCATTCAAGCTCTTGGGCAATTTCTCTGCGAGACATATTCTTTGTTTCGCGGGTGAACCATGTCTGATCGCGATCTGGATGTACATCCCATCGCAAGTTAACCGGGTGGAACTCGTTTTCCTCTAATTCTGCTTCTGTGTATATTTTATGGAACCAGTTTCCAACACCATTTGGTGTGGATAAAGCAATGCATCGACCACCAGTAGAAAGAGTAGGATATAGGCCGGCCCACAGCTCTTCTAAGCCCTCGACATGAGCTGCCTCGTCAATGACCAATAAGGAAAGAGCCTCTGATCGGCCGGCATCGCCGGAGGTGGAAGAGGCTTTAATCTGTGAACCGTTAGAAAGCTCAAAGGAAGTTCTATTGTCAATTGATATATCAGAAATTTGTAACCAACGCGGAATTCTTTTTAAGATTGCTTTAACTTTTTTTACTAAGTTAGACGCCGTGCCAAACTTTGTAGCTACAACCAAGATATTTTTGTCACGATGAAACATCATAAGCCAAGCAACATATCCTGCTGTAATCGTAGATATGCCAAGCTGGCGCGCCTTTAATATGACCGTAAACCGATGGTCATTATAGTTCTTTAAGAGGTCCGTCTGGAAATCGTATGTTCTAAACGGTATTAGGCCTTTTTGGGGGTGTGAGATCCTGGCATAGTTGTTTAAGAAATAGCTGGAGTTTTTTCCGCATTTTACAATTTCTTTCAAAACCTCTTCTTTTGAAAGTTGATATGTCATTTTGACTCTTAATGGCTAGCCTTTTCTTTCGTGAAGCTCCACCATGACCTCTGCTCTTAACTCTTTAAGTTCTTTAATTGCTAACATAGCAGACTTCCTGACCCGACGGCCGGCGGAGGCATTTCCGCTATCAAACTTCTCAGCGTCTCTGACGGCTAAAGAAAGCTCGCTGAGGATTTCTTGTAGTTTTTCCAGTACCATTTTATTCTCCCTTTCTTGTAACATTTTTGGGTTTTTTGGCACCAGGATAGGTGTCTTTTCCAATAGCCAAAAACTTCTTGATCGAAGCGTCTAATCTATCTTCAGAAGAAGAACCCTCATCGTAAGCAGGATCTCGTTCTACATCAGATAGTCCGCCAATCTTGTAATAGCGAAAAGCCTGTACCCAGGCTCTAACTCTAGAAGTGCTCTGCACATCTACTTGAACCTCATCTTCTGCGGTTAGTGTTAGGCTTTTGCTGGTTACCTTTTTGTATTCCTTCTTGAGAAACTTTGCAATGTCGTTGATCATGCTTTCAATGTCAGATTCAAATTTGCTATCGTGAACATCTTTAATCTTAATTTCCCCATGATAGTGTATACAGAGCAGCGGGCCCTGAAACTTAATCCGAAACCCATCTACTATTCTAGAATCTATGATCGGATCGCCTTCTTCTCTTTTAAGGCCTACCTTGCGCTCTTCTCCGTCGAAAGAGTATTTCTCGTCGTGGGCGCCGTCGTAGGAGTTGGCAGCAGCTTGTGCGATACCTCTAATAATGTCTATTGTGTTTGATTCAGCCATTTGTTTGTTATCCTTGTTTATAATTAGTCATTTGATCTGTTCTTCGACCAATTCTTTTGCGATCTTTATGGAAACATCGCCTTTACATATTGAAATACTTCCATCTTTGCTCGCTCAAATTCTTCCGGGTCTTCGCCAAAGTGCCCCTCAGCAAACCACTCATCGACCTCGTCGACCAAAATTCTATCATATTCCCACATCTTGCCCAAGCCGCCAATTCCGGAAGCCTCAACTGATTGTTCTATCATTTCGTACAAAGGCTCCGAGAGCGGGCTTTTCCATCTGGCTCTAACTCTGTTTGAGCGGCCTTCATGAAGCATAGTATCACCGTGATGAGCAATTTCCATAATTGCATCAACAAAATCTGGTAAATCGTCATCAACAACTCCAGCATTCATAGCTGCCCGGGCGGCTGTCTCGTCTGTAATTTCAATTCCGGCCTCCTGCATTTCCTGCACTATATCTTCCGGGGTATCTCCTGTTAGCGAAACTAAATTTGGTATAGAGTATTTCTCATAAGGATTGCTGGGTCCGCCCAAGGCATGTTTTTGCTGTTCGTATAGGTTCTTTTCAAGCTCTTCTGCGACGATCTGCTTAAGTTCGGAACCTTTAATTTGGGTCGATTCGGCGAAGCCATGGCCGGACAGGTCTGTCATGGCGGTGGTCCACTCGTCACCAGAAACATCTTGCATCCCGGGGCGACGGACAGCATCAAGTTCCCCTCCTTGCCACAATTCTGCACTTGTCCTTGGGGTCGTTCCAGTTCCTTGAGTCGTTCTTTCGCTGGTCCCTATATCTCCTTGTTCCACATCAGCGCGGTATTCGGATCGCCCTAACAGATCGCGGTTGGATCCTTGCGACATTACATCCGTAACACTACTCCGTACATTAGCCGGTTGGCGCTTGGTGGCGCGTTGGTCTTGGCGGAGTCCGTACCTCTCTTCTACCCTCTGCTTAGGATCGGAACCTTTAATTTCCTTAATATTGCCAAGCTTGGTCAACACCGATCCGATTGATTTCTCAAGACCTCGGTGATCACCGGGTCCGCGACTTGGTGTTGCATAGTAGACGAGAGCGTCCAAGGCATTATTCATGCTTTTAAGCAAATCAATTACTTCTCTATTGGGATCTTTTATACTTTCTTTGCGGCCGGGACCAGGATCATCGTGATATTCGTTAATTTTATTGCTCATTGTTGTCTCCGGGGCGCCAGCCAGAATTCCACCGCTCTTCTCGATCTTCTATATATT